GCAAAGCGGTAGTGCCACCTTGTATTGCTCCTGCTGCAAATGCACTTGCAACTGCTTGACCCATGCTTGGTCTTTTCTTTACTTTAAACTTGAAAGCCATTTTATAACCCTCCACTTATAAAACTTGTAAGTAAATTAGTAGCTGCTTGACCTACTCCTTTGCCACCTTCTCCTGCTGCTTGTCCTAACATAGTTTCCCACCACTCAGGTTGACTATCTAAACCAGCCTGTATCTGAGCGCGTTGAGTCTCTTCTTCCATTAGAAATCTGCTCATAGCATCGGAAAGACTATCCTGACTGTAGTTTGCTCTAATTTCTGTAGGAATAAATTGTGCTAATTGTTGTTGGGTTTGTGCCTGACTACCTGCTATTAAATCTTGTAAAGATCTATTGGATTGTTCTTGAATTTGAGGAGTTAATGCCTCTACCATTCCCGCATCACCTCCAGTGCCTAAAATAGATCTTTGAAGTTGACTTAAAAGTTGTCCTTGCCTTCTAGCAGATACATTTTCTGCAAGTTCTTCTCTCAACCTTCCTGCTTCGGTAATCCGATCTTCAAACTTAGCAACATCTTCATCTAATCTTTCTCTGCGCTCTTTTTCATTTTCAGCAGCTTGCATTTCTTCTCTTGATCCGTAATTTTCACCAGCTTCTTCAGCAGCAGCATTTAGCCTCGCCAATTCTGCATCTGCTTTTCTATTGGCAATTCCAACACCTGACTTTCGTGTTTTTCCTACGCCCACAGCGTTAAAACTAGCAACTACCTGTCCTGTTGTGTTGTCAATAATATCTACTCTAGTTGTGTGCCTGCGTCTATTTCTTCTTGCTTTTTTTGTATATCTCATCAGATTACCTCTATACTGTTATATAATCTATTATTTTTATTAAGTTTCATATTACCTCTTCAAATATCATAATTCCATTAATTGATGATACTTTACGATTTGTAGGATTACTAACAGTAACTGTCATAGTCCAATGTCCAAATTTTGGAATAGTAATATTAGAAAAATCTTCATTTGTATATCTTGTATAAGAGCTTACAACGGTAGCTGATAATGTTTGACTTATTGAGCCTAAACTGGAAAAAGAAGTGTCATAAGCATTTCCTGCCATTATAATACTTGTTGAGCTACGATCATCAGTTCCAGAAGAAAGATGAGTAGCGGTAATAATCACGGTTTTTAATTTACATTTATATGGAACAACCGCATGAGGGTTAGAACTACCTAAAGTAGCAGTTGCTGTCCCACTAATAATCTTATCCATTAATGATTGATCCTGTACACCTGGAACAATGACTGCGGTACTAACATATATATCCCCGCTTCCTGAATCGGTAAAAGATCTAGCGTAAAATGGAAAATTAAAGGTTCTTGGAATTGTACGATTTAAAATTCTTGAAATATTTTGTGAATATCGTGTTAATAAGGATACAAAGTCATTATTAATCTCTTCATGTATAACACCTTTATCAAATGGATCAGATTCTAAAGTTAATTCAGTATAATTCCACTCTCCTTGAAACTTAACACCAAATATTTTTTTCCCATTTTGAATACATACACACATATCCCCATCATTGCCTTCTCCACTGGAATACAATCCTTGTTTTAATGGCAACAAAGTATCTTGCTTTGTCTCTAATTCCGTAGTCAATAAATCTTGAGTTACATCAGCCATTATGGATTGCTCCCTAACACATCATAATCAATGTCTATAGATTCTAATTTTAATTCATTAGAAGCAGAGGTTATTTTTACTACTAAAGTCTTTCCTACTGCACGCATAGCTTTACTAACATTTACAATACTGGTTTTCACAGGAAAGGTTAATGTTTCAGTTACAGATGATCCTGTACCCGCCTCCCCTGCATAAATTTCTACTGTTAACGCAGATGCGGATTGATAGGTCATGTTTATTTTTCTAAATCTTTTTTGTAACTCTGGCGCACCAAAATCAAACCTTTTAGTAGTTACTGTAAAACTGTCTGAGTTTTGAGATCCAGTTCCCACTCTTCTTACCGTAGAAGCTCCTGAAGTGACATTAAAAAACTGAGCGCGCAAACCAGCACCATACACATAATTACTTCTAGTGCGAATATTCGTAGCATCAATAGATCGTTTGACCCAACTGCCATTATCAAGATTCATAACAAAAACTGAAGAATCATCCGCATCATACATAACATACAATTCACTATCTTTAGCGTTATAGCCTACAGCGGTCTGATCAAAGGTTAACGCCTGATAAGTATATCGAATATTAAATGTCAATTCCCTAGACTGTGTAGGTGTTACACTAAATACACCTACCTCACTAGCACATACTAATCCAAGAGGTGATTCAATCACTGCGTGTTTATGTACTGCGCCAACACCTTGAAATACTCTTTCTAATTGATGTCTTTGATTGTACACATAAGTGTGATTTGGTTTGAAAACAAACAACTTACCTCGATAAGAACAAAGGCGAGTAATATTATCGCCATCATTTCTACCTATATCAAAATATCTTCCAGGTAATACTTCGTCTAGCTTATATGAATCAGTAAAATATATTCTGTTTTTTTCTCTAGCCGTTTGATCATTTTCATCTACGGTATCTATATTTGCATAATATCCACGATTGTTAACCACAGCAGATGTATTCCATTTAATTGCTGCTAATTTTGTTTTTGCAGCTCTACCAGTTAATGAGTTATATGTAGCTAATTTTAAGCCATCAAACGGAATATACCATGTAGTTACCTTATCACTTAGTGAAGTATGAGTGGAAATGCGATTTTGTTTAATAACATTGGCTGTAGTAGCAGCATAGTTATTTACACGATTAATATTATTATATCTTCTAAAATTTATTTTTGAAAAAGTAGCAGTGATAGAAGAAAATGGTACAAAAAAAGAACCTAATCTATTAAACTGAGTTTTTAAATCTGTACTATCATTGGTTTCTTTGCGAGATAGGATTGCAATACCGCTTATTTCACTGGTGGCTCTAAAATCATTAGCTTGACCACTCCAAAATATGTTATTCACAGAAAACTGATTACCACTACCATCCACTGCATTTGTTACATCATCTTTTGCTACTGGATTTGGACAAGGCAGCCAATACCCATAATTTTTTAGTGCATATTCATTGTACACATTGGATGAATAAAAAGGAAACAACGTGTTGCTACCATTCACTTCATTATTAGGCACACTAGCAAGAGGACTATCAGAGTACCCTCTATTTATATCCAAAGTCTCCACCAAATACCAGTCTACATCATCTTTAGGTTGCCAATAAATATTCATTCCCGTTATTCTTGGATTGTGATAACCAGATGAAGTAATACCATTTAGCACTAAATTAATTGCTCTACCCTTTTGTGGAGAACTACGGTAAAAAATAGATGCTCCTGTTGCGTGTTCTTGAGCTTGTGTTTTTAATTGACCTCTTCTAACATATAATGTATTACTGCTAATTGCCGTAATAAACATGATTTCTTCATCAATCTTGATATAGGTATAGGTTGAAAATAATGTTCCATCTGATACATCTATATCGCCTTCTGTAAGATCCAATGCTTCAGAAGTAGTAGCAGTGCTATCTGATTCTTCATCTGAACCTTTTTCTACCTCAAAACCTGTAATACCTATTTCCCCATTTCGATTTAGAGATAACGAAGATTCTTGAACATAGTCATAAAGATAAGTAACTGCCCATCTGTCTGCTGGGTCAAATGTTTCATTATCCAAAGCATTAATCCAGGCATTGTGTTCGTCACTTTCTGTATCAGGCGTAGAGGTAACAGAATATTTTGTTCTTGGTTCATAGACAAATAAACCCACATCTGTATTACTACTTAATGTAGTGAATGTTAAAGTTTTTTCATCTAAAGATCCACCTGTAGTTGCAGCACTGATAACAAAATTGCTATCATCCGTAATTTGGGTAATAGTTGCTCCACTTGGAATATTATCACCAGATACTTCCATGCCAATAGATAAACCAAGAGTATCATTTTCAGTGGAAATAGTAGTGCTGTTATTATAACTACAATCTGCTAATGAAATTAAACCATCGTGAGCCATATTCATTTTAACAACAGTTGGAGCTACCAATTCAGCATTTTGCACATACCAATTATTAACAGTGGTATTATGAGTAACCACAGCATATCTTGGAACTTGCGTACTAGCATCTGATCCTGCATCACCTATTGCAATATTTTTTCCAAAAATATCTCGCTTGATATGACCGTACCATTTGGTAGCATTAGTAAAACTACCATCTGATATTCGTAAAACTTGATTGTGAACAAGAAAATCATACAAAGGTGTACCTGTCCAACCAGTAACTACATCAATAAATGTGCCACCAGTACCATCGGAAGTAGCTTGCCTTCTAAGAACTGTTCCGTTTCCTACTACCCACCATTGAGTAGAAACATTATTATTGGAATTATCTTTTTCTGTACGATATAAAACTAGCTCTGTCTGTACGTCACTTAAAGATGTAATACCACCACTTGCATCCGAATCATTTAGAAATTTCTCTAAACGACCAGGCATTTTATTCATTACATTTTCAAAAGCAGTATATTGATTTTCTGATATGTCAAATTCAGATTGATTTGTTACCAAACCACCAGAGAAATCCCTAATCCGTAATCTTGGCATTAAAAGTCCTTATAATTAATACTGAACTTGGGTTCTCCTGCTCTGCGTTGACGATCCATGACTACTTTTTCTTTCCACTCTAACCATTCATTCTTAAAGTAGGAAATCATATTCATATCTCTCAGTCTTTCTGCGGTTTTCCATGATCCGTAATAGACTAAACATTCGTGATAGCGAGTATCTATCATAGGAACATCGTTATCACCGTCTAATGCAGTAGGTAAATGATAGTAGTACACCTTGATTTCTTTTACTACTTGAGGAATAGGGAATATTCCTAAATTGACATCGTTAATATAATATCCATAAGCAGAAGGCATTTGAACATCCCCTACATTACTAGCGATATTATAGATCTGATCCATACCGATGCGAGTCATTTGATCACCACCAAAATCAATACGATAAATACGAGTCATATTTGCAAGATTCTGGCTTGTGTCGCTAGTTCCAGGAGCAGGATTTTCTACAACTGTCCATGTATTTGCTGTAACACTATTACCAGTAAGTATTTGATATTCTCCAGTACCTGCAACACTATTTCTTGTTGCGTATCCATAAAACAAATTTGCTTCATCTGCTAAAATAATCTGAGCTTTGTTAATCAGATCTGTTAACACAGAATCTGCAACTACACTGGTATCTTCTACGCCAGTAATATTTCTTATTTCGGTTCTTATATTTGCTAAAGTCATAATCTCTCTAATGCGGG